GTTAAACTCTTTGATGAACTCAGTTGAATCAATGCCAAACCATCCGCCGATATCACCGTAAAGGTAAACCGTTGCCTCATCGTCTTTGTTTTGGATATTTACCTTGTTATCGATTCGGCGCGATGCCGTTTTTCGCATTATAATCATATGCGGATTCCTTTTTTAAGTTGTAAAAAGTTTCATTTTCTTTTCAATAATAGTATCAGCATCTTCTTCATCGTCTGGGTTTGTTTCTTCCGGTTTTGTTGCCGATCCGCCTTGGTTTTTACTCAGATATTCAGAAAATTTACTTATAGGAATAAGTCCGGTTGGCATCCACAATTCATCTGCAAGGGGATCATCAGAAGGATTCATATCCTCTTTTTCTCGCGCCTCATTTGGCTTCATCATCCCATTGCCTATCATTATTTTATAAAATTCGGCCCGTTCTTTAGAATTTGCACGCAAAAGACCCTCTAAGACGTGCTTGAAATACATTCCAGATTCGTATTGACGTTTATTTAATAGCTGAATATCGTAAATCTGTTCAAGGTGGATCGCCCAAGGTAAAATCGTATCTATTACATACGAAGCATTCTCAGCCTCGATGTTATTAAAAGACGATTTTGACATGTCTTTTAATTTATGCGGTGGAATGTTAAACCAGCGTGCTATATCGGTAATGTGGTGCTGCTTTGATTCTAAAAACTGAGAATCTTCCGGAGAAAACCCGAGCTTTTCTATCTTCATTGCCTCCTCAAGAAGCATTAACTTGTGCGAATTTCCTAACCCGCTGTACGATTCAGTGAGTGACCTTTTAAGGTTATCATGAGCTTGCGCTGACATTGCAGGCCCTGGGTGCGACACAATAACACCTGGATGCGTCCCCTTGCCAAAGAAATTTGACGAAAACGTCTCCATTGCCATTCCCCAACCGATATTTTTCCGCGCCATTGCAATAGGGGAATATCCTACAAGACCATCGAAGCCAAATCCGGCAATATGGAGTATCTTGTCACGTTTTAGCGGTATATCTTCGTTATCTACCCTAACAAGATAGACAAGTTCCTTATTTTTCAGCTTAGGAGTTACCCGATTCGGAGTGATAGGCCATAGCTCGACAATATCTCCAACGCCGTTTGTAACCTTCTCGGCATACCCGTTGCCCCATGTAAGAACATGGGACATCAGGCATTCACGACCAATTTTTGCGGTCATAAAAGGGTTAAATTGGGTATGCATCACGCGATATAGGCTATTTTCGGTAGCATATCGCGTCTTTTT